GATATTCAGCACCTATATTATCAGAGAAATTAGTTATATAGGCCCTAAAATGCATTCTATCTGTTACACTTGGACTAGTATTATCTATAACTTCTATGCAGAATTTAATTAAATCTCTAATAGCTGGGCTATCATCTTCAACTGGATCTCCTATATTTCTTCTATATATGGGAGACATGTTAATTTTGTCTTGACCTTCAGGGAAAGGAGTATAAAAGTCATTTCTTTTATCACTAGACCTAGCTCCAGGACTTCCAACTCCAATTCTAGATTCTATTTTAAACCCATCCCCATTAGGACCTCCTGTAGTATAACTGACATTTTTAGCTAAAGCTATAGAAGTTGGATCATTAGTTTTAGATCTAAAATCTTGTAATTTTGGTGGGGCTGATAAATCATTACCTTCTCTGGAAGCTAATAAAGCACTATAACCCATAGTATTACCAAAATAATTTATAAAAGAAGTACCTATAGGGACAAATTCAGGTCTTATGTAATCTGGGGATGATTGTTGGTAATTTGTATTGTCTTCAGAATTAAATTCATCTCTTATAGGGTTTACTACTTGTGCATTACTAGGAATACCAAATTGTGATGCTAATATAGATGATTGAATAAAAGCATCTACATTAGTGGTATTATATAAAGACGCTATATAACTTGAATTATAAGGAGCATCTGGGGATAATGTTTTGAAAAGAGGATTATATCCAGTTTTAATAAATCCTGTTGAGATATATTTTTCAAAAGCTGTAGTAGTATTTGTAGTTCTAAAAATAGTTGTGTTACCATCTCCATATAATGAATCAGGTCCCATTTCATAATCAAATATAATATTATCGTTAGTAGAGATTCCTAATTGGGTTACAGTAGAATCAAGAGATAATAAATTTGAATCTGTTTTTATTTTAGTGCCATAAAGAGCTACTAATCTATTTTGATCAGTATCTTTATGAGATACAATATATTCATATTTAGCTTGAGGATTGTCAGGTCCTAATTCATTAGTATTTGCTCCGGCTCTTGGTATATGAATACCTGTACCTTGTTCAAATATTTGCGCTAATAAATTAGCATTTAAATTATATGTTTGAGTATTTAATCTAGAAGTAAATCCTCCAGTTTCAATTTTAGGATTGGATTTTTGTAATTGAACTTGTTTAGAGGTAAATACATATCCTCTGGGAAGATCAGTTAAAAAACGCGATATTCTAACCGAATCTGTAGTAGATGCCACAGTTGAGTAAGTCCCACCTCTAAGCGGCCAATCCATGCTATTTCGCGCGATTCCTGCTAAGTACTCACCAGCAGGTGAGTCTTCAGGTAAACCGTTTTGAATATATGGAAGACCACTAGAGCCACCTCCAGGAGTATCATTACCAAACTGGAGAGACTTTAAACTGGTTTGAAGGTCTCTTAAAGCCATTTAGTTATCCTGGTAAGTTATCTAAGTATCCTTGATTTGGAGCATTTCTATAAATACTAGTATTTAATGGATCTGATTCTTCTAGAATTGAAGGAATATAAGTTACAGGAGGTGCTTGTAATCCTGTTACTCCACCTACTACTATATTATTAGCTACGTTAGGTGTTCCATTAATAGAGAATTGCCAATGACGAGTAAAAGTTACAGGATTGTTATTTACAGTTGAAGGAACAGGTGCCCCATCATATCCTAAATTACTTACTCCTGAGTTTAATAATGTTAATAATCCCATTGTGTTTATGTTTTATTGTTTATAATAAATATTGTAAAATTATATCTTGCGTGTAGTTATTCCCATTGGCGTTTGTAATAATCTTGAGACATTAACTCCATCTATATTGGTTTGAACTGTAACTTTAGATATTGCTTGAGCTATATGAGTACCTAATTTTTCATAATCAATAGAAGGTGATTGTGGATTAGGAGAATTATTAATATTAGGAGATACAGCTAAACCATCACCTTGAGCAGTGATAGATGTAGCCCCATAACTATCTGTTATAGTAAAGGGTCCATTTGAAGGTGGTGCTATACCATCTTGAACTTCATTCATTCCCATCCATTTACCAACACCCCCCATAGAAGAACCTGCTCCAGTTGCTTTTAAAATTTCTCCTGGGAGTGTATTACCTAAAGAAGCTCCATAATTTTTAAAAGCATCTTCAGTTCCTTTAAAACCACTTTTACCTAATGTTAATATAAATTGGAGGGTTTCCATAATTGGAGTTAATACTAATGAAATTGCTCTTACAGCTGGCATTAATCCTTTCATTAAGATATTTACTATAGGGCCTATAGCTTTAAATATTTCACTGAATACGTCAAATATAGGCATTAAAGCACTCATAACACCTACAAATATTTCTTTTAATTTTTCAACACTAGCATTAAATTTATCTTGTATTGAAGCTGAGGCCATTTGTCTATCTAACTCACCTTGACCTAATTCTGCGATTGCTTGAGTACTAAATCCTTGTTCTTTTAATAAGGCTAATTTTTTTCTATTTTCTTCAGTATCTCCTCCTGTTAATTTTGATAAAGCAGCTGATTCTAATAACATTCCTCCTAATTGATCACGGGATAATCCCATAGCTTTAGCTACAGCTTCTTGTTGAAGAACATTCATTTTACTAAATGAAGCTTGGGTAACATTTTGGTTTGTTAACTCCTGTGCTAATCCAGCTATATTATTAGTTAAAGCATAATATCTTGCTCTCTCTAAGTTTAATTGTTTACCAGTTATTACTTCAGCTTCAAATTCAGCTGCAATTGAAGATTCAATATTAAGTAAAGAATCTTGAATACCTTGTATAGATTCTAATTCTAAACCTATTTTTTTAGCAGCGTAAGCAGATTCAATTAATTTTTTAGGTTGAGCAGCAAAAGTTGCTAAAAGGCCTTTAGAAGTTTTAGCTATACTTTCTATTAAAGTTTTTTCATTAATAGCAGTATTATTAACTAAATTTAAGGCTTTAGCTTGTCCTAAAAATTCAGTTGTTATTTCTTTAGCAGGTTTTCCAGTAGCTAAAGATAATTTAGAAATTTGAGTAGCAGCCTCTACACTGTAAAAAGCTTGTTTAACTAGTTCAGTTTGAGTAACTAATAATTCTTCACTTAATTGACCATTAGTACCTAAAGCAGCATTTATTTGATTAAAAGATTCATTAATCCCTTTAGTAGTAACAAAAATATTATTACTTCTATTAGCCATACCACTAAATTCTGTATTTAATTGAGTAGCTTCACTATAGGATATACCCATTGATTTAGCAGTATCTCCAGCTAAATTATCTAATTTAATGAAAGCTTGAATTAATTCAACTATTATAGCAACAGGAGCAAACGCTTTTGATATAGAAGACCCTAAAGATTTAACACCAGTTAAAAGAGTACTTTGGGATTTAATTTCAATACCTAAAGATTTAGCCTTAGCAGCTGCTGCTGTACCTGCTAATCCTCCTAATTGTTTTTCTAAACCTAATTGTTTAATTTTCTCTTTAGTAAGACCAGTACCAGTTTTTAAAGCAAAAGCATCTTGATTTTGTAAAGCTTGTTTTCTAGCAGCTTCTGAAGCTTTTTCAAAAGGTTCTGAAAATTTTCTTAATCCTGGTATTGCTTGAGTTATATCAGTAATTGCTCCAAAAGTTTTAACTCCAAAATTATTTGCTACTGAATTTGATAATTTTTCAATTTTTTCAATTTCTTGAGATAATTTAGTGGCACTTTTAATTTGTTCTTTTATAGCCCGGTTTATTTCGAATTGCATTCGAGCATCACCTTCATAAACTTTATTTTTTAAAGTAGTTAAAGTTAAAATATTTTGTTCTAAAGCTAATCTTTGTTTAGCTAAATCTTTTAAACCTTTAATAGTACCTAATTCTTTATCCTGTATATTAAATGCTTGTGTTGCAATTTTAACTATATCTCTAGAAACAGATCTAAGCGAAGTCTTCTCAGTAATTTGAAATTTAATTTCTCTAGTTTGGGCTTGTAAAAAGTTAGCTAAATCCCTAGCATCATCAAGACTTGCTTCTTCAATCCCTCTACGACGATTCAATAAGTCAATTAAGTCTTGTTCTAGTGCATTTTGATTAGGTGTTGTAGCCATAATAACTTAGTATATAGTATAAATATGTAAAAAACAAAAAGTGCCTACTGTTTGGTAGGCACCGATGCATTATATGTGTTGGTAGGTGGAATATTGGGTCTAGCTACTTCAGCTGCATTTTTATTTGTTAGCTGATTATTTTGAGTTTCTGCTTGTTCCTGTTCTTTATCATACCATTCTTTTAATTTTTTAAAGGTAAAATTTCGAAGCCAAATAGGCATTTCATAAACTGTATCCCAAGTGTATCCTCCTTTACCATGAAATACTATTTCATTCATTTGGGAGAATAGATTTATTCTATAATTCGTAGTCAGGCCAAAAAAAGTTAAGAGAAATAGGTACTGTGATGTCCTCCCCGCCATCACCTTGTATAGTTAAATCAATATCTGGTGATATTCTTTTTATTTCTTGACGTAATGATCTTGCATCTCTTGCTAATAATTCATTATCAATAAATTCTCTAACTACTTTTCTATCAGTGTTACCATTAATAGTATTAACAACATATTTTAAACGAGTAGAAACTTCAGGTAATCCACCATTAGGATAAATTTTCTTTAATCCTTTTAATTCTGCTTCTATAGCTAATTCATCACCATGAGTTAAAATTTTATAACCTACTTCAACATTTGATGCTGGTAATGTAAAGTAGAATTGATTACCTTTAGTGTAATCTACGTCTTCAGGTAATTCTTTATCTTTTAGAGTTGTTAAATCTATTTTATAATGTTTACCTCCAGATTCAAATTCATATTCTTGTCCGTATCCTAAAATACGAGAAGCAATTAAAATTGCATTTTTATCTCCAATAATAATATCTTTTAAATCTACTTTAGAAACAATAAGTGATTCTAATAGTTTATCTAAAACAATACCTTGTTGAATGTAATTTGAATTAGTTAAAATGTCTTCTTCTCTAGCAGTCATATATTTCATTTCAATTTTACCACTTGAAAGAGGATTGTCTTTATCATATAAAAGACCTTTTGAAGGAAGTTCTACAATTTCTGTAGGGAATTTTGGTTTTGTAACTTGATTTTCCATAAATTATTTTAATGTTTGTGTATATAAATATAGCAAAGATAAAGAAACCCACCTAAATGGTGGGTTAATTTTATTAAATATTGTAATGGATAATTGTGTTCTAAATCAAAAATTCAAAATGCAATAATCCATTGCTAATGTAGCTGAAATTTCGATTGCTGATTCTCCTTGAGCCCAATCATAATCTCCAAATGTAGCGGTTTTAACAAATGCACCTTTTATAATCCATTCACCTACTACATCACCTACAGGACCTAAAACATTAAATGTTAAGTCTCTTTTATAGAAATCTGAGTATCCATCTCTACCTGTTACGGATTCGTGAGATAAACGCATCCATTCCATTACTGCTTGTGATCCAGCGGGAGCAATTGGGTCATATAGTGATATTTGAACATCATTCCATCTAATTTTACCTTTTATTTTACGATAAACATTAATATGATCTAGTGTGATTTCACCTGCATCAAACCCAGGAGCTGATGCTTTCTTGATCATATAAGCTGGGATTCCATCAATGTACATTATGAATCTATTTGATACTTTAGGTTCGAAGCTCGTAAACATTATCTCATTGGGATTTAATACTGCCATTTTATGTTTGTATTTTAATTGTTATCTAATTATTTGTTTATAATAAATATTAAAAAATAGAGAAAAATATTATATTTTGTTTGATTTTTGCCTATTTTGGGTTTTAGTTAAAGGTTGGAGATTTGTATAATGAAAGCATATTTTTTGTTGTTCAACATCTTGCATATTAAAACTATCACAAGGTATTATATGGTCTACTTCCCAATAAGAACCGTGATTACTCCAACTCATTCCTTCTTTAAATTGGTTTTCTAAGTATAATTTTACTTCTTCTAAGGAACAATCTAATAATTGTACTATATTAGAACCCTTATAAGTTTTATTTTTCTTTAATACTTCATTTAATCTATTTCCTAAAATTATTCTTAATTTAAATTTTGGATCGGTATTATAACGATTTTTTCGATAATTATTATAATATTCAGGGTTATTGTTTAAGTATTTAGCGGTTGATAATCGATTTTTCTCGGGATTTTGTTTTTGATAGTTAGAAGTGTGTTCTATATGTTTTTCTCTATTCAAGTTATACCAGGATTTAGAGGAGGCATTTGTTTTTTCTTTATTATTAATATAGGATTTATTATTAATAACCTTCATACATTCTCTACAAGTGTTAGAATAACCATCTTTAGTTCTTTTATTTTTATTAAATAAAATATATTCTTTTTCTAATTTACAACTATTACAGTTTTTCATGACATTATTTCGTTTGGGTCCGGTATAAATATGAATAAAAAAGGCTCCCTTACGGAAGCCTTAATAATATTAAATAAATTGATTCTTATTCAAAAGTTGCACCTGTTGGTGTAACATTAAAGTCTAATATAATAAACTCAGCAGTTCTAGTAGGTTGAATAAAAATTTGACCTAATAATTGATTTCTATCAATTACATCAGCTGTATTATTTGATTCATCCATTACCACTTTATAAGCATACACACCTTGTCTTTGTTGAATTGATTCAAGATATGGGTTTACTTGTCTTAAAAATCTATTTCTAGTAACGGCTGTATTTTGTTCAAATACTAATCCATTCGCGATTTGACCAATGTACCCTTTTAATTCAATTAACAATCTTCGAACATTAATTCTATCTAAAGCTGTTGCTTTTTTCTGTAATGTTTTCTGACCATATGCTACTACACCTTGTCCTGGGAATGTGGCTAATGAATTAACTTTACCAGCATATAATGTATCTCTATCAGATGGAGCTAATTTTCTTTCAGCTTGAATTACACTTAATCCACCTCTTTGGAAACCAGCAGGAGCAAACCACGGAGCACCTACTCTATCATTATAAGCATAAACACTTGGAATGATTGTTGATGGTGGGACCCATGTTAATTTCCCTGTATTAGGAGCACTAATTTGAACCCATGGATAATAAGTTGCTGCATATGAACTATCAACTGAAGTTGCATTTGATATTACTGTAGCTATATTATTCCCAAAGGCTGACATATCTACTATTGCAATACAATCGCCTCTATCAGAAGCCATATTAGTTAATGAAGTGATAACTGCATTTCCTGTTGGAGCTGTAATACCTGGAGTAGTAATTAAATTAAATTTAAATTCATCTGGGTTGCTTAATAAAGTAATTGATGAAGTATAGTCTGCATTTGATAAACCGTAAACCCCGCAATTATTTCCTAAAGCTCCACCAAACGAGCCACTTTGAGCAGTTGGTAAGGATGCTGTATAAGCCGATACTGGTGTGCCATTGTTATCAAAATAATTTGGAGTAGTGTAAGTTACTGATTTTACTCTCACATATCTTGATTTATTAGTATAATCACCAGTTAATTGTACATACCCATTATCAGTAGTTACTGATTGATTACCAATTACTGCTTCAATATAATTAGATTGGTTTGGGTCTAAAGACAATCCACTCCATTGTTCTAATATTACTTTAGAATTGATATTATCATTACCTCTTCTAATTAATAAATCAAATGTACCACTTCCTGTATTAACATTTAATAATTCATATCTAATATTATCATTTGAACCTGATGCTAAAGTATTATTAGTTCCTTCAGTACTAAAACTATTATTAATAGCACCTTGTGATAAAGTTTCTAATATAAATGCAGTATTTGGAGTACTATCTGTACCTCCTGAAAATGTAGAAGATGTTGGGAATCCAATACCAAAGCTACTAGTTAAAGATAAATTATTATATGTCGTACCAGCTTGTTTAGAAGTAAATACAATTGCATTACCTAAAAGAGAAGCAGATACTAAACTAGAAATTTCAGTACTTGAATTATTAATATTATTAATTAATAAAGTAGCCCATTGAGATGTAGAAGTTATAGCATTAATACCATCAAAATCTCCATCACCTACACCTAAATCAAAATAATTATTAAAGGAATCATATTGAAAAGAGCCAGTATTAAGATATGGATTATTTCTAATTATATAATTAATACCTCCAAAAGCTGTACCTCCTGCTATAATAATATTATTCCAAGAACCTGTTGATGATGATTGAGTAACAAATGATGCTGAAGCGAATCCACCTGTTATTAAAGATATATTATTAGTAGCACTAGAAGTTGCTGGTGCAAATGTACCACTTACCGCTCTAGTTACTAATAAGGTAGTCCCACCTTGTTGGAAATAATTATAAGTAGAAATTGATGTTAAATATTCATAAGATGTTCCACCACTAATGAAAGACCCACCAAATTTATTTAAATAGTCACTATATGAAGTAACTAAAGTAGGAATTCTAACAGGACCTGATACTGTAGGTCCTATAATAGCTGCTCCCGCAGTAATAGGGCCTTGAGTAATAGGTGATTGGTCATTTTCTCTAGTTAGAACACCTGGGGAAAGTATTGTTTCTGCCATTTTTTATTTGTTATTTTAATTAGTTTAATTGTTAATCATTTGATAATAAATATTAAAAAAGGGCTCAAAACCTATATTTAGGGATATGTTATCTCACCTGTCTTTAAATCTATTGAAACATCACCATATTTTTCTTTTAAAAGAGTACTAATTTGTATTTCTTCTTTAATTAATTCTTCATGTTGTTGTTTTAAAATACTTTCATTTCTCTCTAATTGAAGTTTTTGGAAACTTAATTGGCCTAATTGTGATATTAGATTTTCTGAGTTTGATTGAAAGTCATGTAATTGTTTTAATTCTTGTTCTGTTAATTTTGTTGGTTTAATCATAACGTTGTTTTTATATTTATTTTATTAGAATAATGCATTCCAAGTTGTTCCATTATAATAGTACAATACACTTGATCCTGCTGAACCAGATGCTATTATCATTCCTTCTACAGGTGTTGGTGTTGTTGTTCTTCTCTCTAATTGTATAATATCTTTTACAGTTAATGAACCGGTTACTGTAGTATTCCCGTTAAAGATAACTGAACCTGTTGTGGTTTGTATTGCTCTATAATCACTAACTCCTGTTAGTGTTGGGTTGATATAAAGACCTCTTGCAATATTATCTCCAGAGGAGCTTACAAAGTTTACTGTATTGTTTACGTTTAACGCATTTACTGTAAGATCTGATGAACCTGAAACTGCTACCCAATTTTTTCTAAAAGATACAAAGTTTCTATTTACTCCATTTAGTGCTACATTGTTAGTAGTAGTTCCTATAATTATTGATTCACTTTGATTACCGTTTACCTCTGTTAAAATTAATCCTTGATTACCTCTTATAGTAAGGTCACCTCCTGAACCACCTTCAATTGTACTGCCAAAGCTTGTTGCTGTTAAAGTACCGTTCACATTTAAAGATCCTGTTATTGTTGTATTCCCGTTAAATATAACTGAACCTGTTGTGGTTTGTATTGCTCTATAATCACTAACTCCTGTTAGTGTTGGGTTGATATAAAGACCTCTTGCTATGTTTGTACCTGATGAACTTACATAATTAATACTGTTACTTACATGAAGTGCATTTGTTGTTAAATTATTTGAACCTGAAATAGCACTCCACCCTCTTCTAAATAGTACAAAATTTGTAGTTCGGTTTTCATAAAGTGAATTATTTAAACTAGTTGTTCCTACAACTATTCCATTGTCTACATTAGCATTACCTTCTCTTAATATAATATTTGTGTTACCTATAATTTCTAATCCAGCTGTACCGGCATTAATTAGTTCACTAGTGGTAATATTTCCTGTTGTTGTTAAAGGACCTGTTACATTTAAAGATCCGGTTATTTGGAATTGTGAACCTGATGCAAATACTAAATTACTTCTTGAACCCTCTGATACTCCATTTCCTATTATAAAAGCTGATTGTGCTGATGAAGATATGTTGTATTGACCTTGAACGTGTGAGTAGTCTCCTAATGCTATTGTTCTTAAACCTTCTGCATGTGAATAAGTTCCTATTGCTATTGTTGCGAATCCTTCAGCATGTGAATAAGACCCTGATGTTTTTGTGGATTGTCCTTCAGCATGTGAATAAGACCCTGATGCTATTGTACCATTTCCTTCAGCATGTGAATAAGATCCTAATGCTATTGTATTTGATCCTTCGGCATGTGAGTATAATCCTAATGCTTGGGTGTTATATCCCTCAGCATGAGCTCCTGCTATTAATGCTATTGTACCTGATCCTTCAGCATGTGAATAATCTCCTGCAGCTACTGTTTGTCTCCCTTCTGCATGTGAATAATTCCCGTATAAATTAGGAGTTAACACATATATATATCCTAGTAATTCATATTCTGGAGTATTTGTAAAAAATATTGTTGTTATACCCTCACTAAATGATGATGAATATATAATATCATCACTATAAGAACCTTCGTAGTATAATCTTACATTGGTGCCACTAGTATACTGAGTGGTGTAATTCCCTAATATTGAGTATTGACTTGAAGATCCACTAACAATTGTAGGTTCAGTGCTTTCATCTATATATTGAAAATTTTTGTAACCTGTTATAGTATCTAAACCTTCAGCATGTGAGTATTCTCCTGATGCTATTGTTGAAAATCCTTCCGCATGTGAATAAATTCCTATTGCTTGAGTATTAGTTCCTTCAGCATGTGAACCTTCTCCTATTGCTTGTGTACTGTTTCCTTCAGCATGTGAATATTCTCCTGATGCTATTGTACTTAAACCTTCTGTATGTGAGTAAGATCCAGTAGCTTGTGTACTGTCTCCTTCAGCATGTGATGCTTCTCCTATTGCTTGTGTACCGTTTCCTTCAGCATGTGAGTATAACCCTATTGCTTGGGTAATGCTTCCTTCTGCGTGTGAATAATTTCCTATCGCTCGAGTGCTTTCTCCTTCAGCATGTGAATATGATCCTGTTGTTTTTGTTAATCTTCCTTCAGCATGTGATGAAGAACCTGATGCTATTGTTGAGAATCCTTCCGCATGTGAATAAATTCCTATTGCTTGGGTGTTATACCCCTCAGCATGTGAATATGATCCTGAAATGGTTACATTTTCTCCTTGTGCTAAACTTTGATTATCATAATTATATCTAAAATTAGCACTACCACTAAAAGTACTACCTGAATTAAATTGAATTTGAGTATTAGAACCTCCTGGTGTTCCTCCTCCACTTCCTGTAGGTAAATTAGTTAATTGTGAACCATTACCTACAAAGAATGAGGCTGTTACAGAACCTGAAATTTCTAATTGAGTAGCAGGTACTTCACCAGATAAAGCATCTATTATTCTTAATAAATGTTCTGCTCTTATTATCTGACCTACAGTTATGCCGGATTTGCTAATTTTACTCATTCTATTTTAATTAAAATATTTTATTTTTTATTTTTTAATAATAAGGCTAATAGTAATGTAAGTGGAATACTTCCATAAAAACTAAATCTTACATCTTTCCAATCTGGGGTTCCCCATTGGAATACTTTGTATTTTCTTAATTTAGATATCCAAGTATATTTCTCTTCAAATGTGTAAGCTGTAAACCATATCATTTCTTTAAAAGCCCATAATAAAAAGTTTACCGCAATACTAAATAGATATGGTTGTATGTTAGGAAAATCAGCATATTTAGCATAAAGGAATGTTAATACAGTAGTCAGTAATAATCCCCCTAACCAGTGGTAGTGGTAACTTTTATTTTTTAATGTTTCCCAAGGTGTGTTAAAATCTGATTTGATTACTTGTAATAAATTCATAGTGATTATTGTTTTTGTTTATGTTAATACGTGTTTAATAAATATGAAAAATAAATCTAAATTTAACCAGTACCTATTTTTGTATTGTAGATTTTTGTATTTATATTAATTTTTAATTATTGTGTATGTTCTTGATTGACCATTTTTTGTTATAGTTAAATAGTAAGTTCCTCTATTCACGTTTAATGTAACTACATTATTTACTAATG